GCCAAGTGTGCTTCAATCCGAGCCAAGAGGTCTGCTTTCTTGTCCGACTTGTTCACTGGAAGGCCCAAGGCTTTGCACTCGCTCATCAATTTAGGGCGAGTCAATGAAGCATAGTCCACTGCGGTTTCAAGGGCTTCTGCTGGTTCTTCGGAAGGTTCGTCGATGACCTTTTTCATGGCCTTGGTTTTCTCGTCCTCGTCCAGTCCTTCGACCTGCCAAAGAGTTGCGCCGTTCTCAATTGCCGGAACAATCTTCCTACGAACCCAGTCTTCGGGAATGTCGTCGCGACTTTGACCACGGGTGAAACCGTATCGCTCGCCATTGACCTTGACTTCTGCGTAAGGCCGCCAGCCTGTATAGGTGATGGTGAGTCCCAAGAGGAACCCTCCTCAACCGAAATACAGGATCGAAAGTCGCATGATGTCCGTGTTCGTTCCCGATGGAGAGGTGAAGAGAACCGTTGAACCCGAAACTCGGATGTCTGCGGGAATCTCAAAAGCACCCGACTGGTTGTTGAGTCCGAGGAGGGTCAAGACGGATGCGCCCGAAGGCTTGCCCAGTCCAGTGATTCCTGCATCGGCCAAATCAAAGGTCGTTGCTGTGCTTGCGGCGGTGATTTTGAGGTCAACCACCAAGAGATGAAGGCCACCACTGACGGCTTCGTTGGAGCCGACAGGAGACTGAAGCCAGTTGGCTTCATCGTTGTCGCCTTTCATTCGCATTCGGTAGTCGTAGACCACGGAGGAGTCTGCTTCTGTAATGTTCGCATTTGCCATGTTTGTTCACTTCCTTTTGTTTTCGTTTGTTTTTTCATCAAGCGGTGATGTCACGAACCTTGCCGTGTGCGCCGTAGAAGAGTTGCCAAAGGTCGCCCATCGTGTGAAACAGTCCCATTTGGCCCAGTCTGTTGATGCCGAATGGGTCACCCGTTTCGATGCCCGACTCATGGTAAAGAGTTGGCTTGGCGGTGCAGAAATACATGTAGTCCGTATCAAGGAAATACATGCGAGACATAGCCCCTGCGCTCTCGTCGTCAACATCCTTTGAGGGGATGATGGGAACGCCGTTGTAGGTGGCGACGACGAAGCCTGCTTCAACGCCAGGCACACCCTTGACACCGTTCACGCCAGGCACGACACGCTTCATCTCGGTGAAACGCTGTTGTGGTTGGAGGAGGGCTTGGATCTTCTCCAAGGTGTCGTAGCCAGTGAGAATGACCTTTGGCTGACCACCTCGCTCCCACACGGAGCGGAACATTCCGTCAAGGATGTTCAAGGTAAGAGGTCGCTGTGCGCCGCTTGCTCCTGCGTCCACATTCGCATCATACCATTGACGGGTAGAACCAGTGCTTCGGGTGATGGAATACATGTTGTGGTCTGCGATGGTGTCCACGAAGGACGAGGCGGTTTCGACGAAGGCGGAGGACAATGCTCGGTCAATGGACTCGAAATCGTTGCCAGCCACGGTATCAACATCCTGCAACAGCATTTGGTTGATGTGTTCAGCGTGGTGCTTCGCCATTTCCATCTTCATGACCGCACGAGCATCACCGAGGCCATCATCCTTGTCTGCAAGGAACATGGCCGTTTCGGAGAGGTCGAAGGTGTGTGCAACCGTCTTTGGCTTGGTTGAGACATGCTCAAAGGTTGGCTTGGAGGTTTCGGGGAGAGTGCCGTTTTCGGGGACACCGCCGCCCTTAGCGAAGGAAGGCTTGTCCGTGACGACACGCCATCCCGACTTCTCCCAAGGCTTCTTCGGAAGGATTGAGAAGGCGTTGAATTCTTGGTTCAACTGCGACCAAACCTTACGGCCAAAAATGGCGTTGTAAGTTCCAGCAGTTGAGGACACCAAGGGTGAATCGGCCTTCAAAAGATCCGTTCCACTGTAAGCCCATGCGTTTTGACCTGCGCCCGCACCGTAATACAAGCGTTCCATGTCTTCGATTGTTCGTAGGTAACCAGTTGCTCCCATATTCATCATCTCCATTGTGTTTCATTTTTGGTTTCTTCATTCACCACGCAGGGCGCGCACTGCCAATTCCTCGGCGGCTCGCCATCCATCAAGTCCACTTCCCATTTGAGCAAACTCATCATGGGAAGGAACACGAATGCTGGTCGTGTTTGGAGTTGGGGTTACGGACTTCTGCAAGTCGGTGTTCTCGCTCTTGAGTCCTGCGATTTCAGCACGAAGCGCACTGATTTGACCGCCGAAATCGTTGGCCTTCTGCACTTCAAGTGCTTGGCTCGTTTCGATGTCGTAGCGATCTTTCCATTCCTTCTCAACAAGGCCTTTCAAAGCCTGTTCATCACGGATGGCGG